CCGTATGGGATTGGAACGCAGAAGAATCAGCGTTTATATCAGACAATACAACCTTACCTGCGGTAACAGAGGTATCACCGCCCTCACTTGAGGTATCTGATATTTTAAGATCATATTCTGGAATCATATCTACAGTATTGTTAATTAAGGTAAATTCCAATCAAGGTACTACCAATGAGTTTGAGGTTGAATACAGAAATACTTCTACAGACACAGATTTTACCAGTTTAGGCAAGTCAAAAGGCAATAACTTTGAGCTATTAAATGTGGAAGACGGACAAACATATGAAGTTAGGGCAAGATCGGTAAATGCTTTCAATGTGTATTCATCTTTTACGTCTACGGCTCATGAAGTCGTTGGAAAAACATTACCCCCTGCTGATGTATCTAATTTTTCAGTAAACATTGTCAATAATTTAGCGGTATGTTCGTGGACTGCAAATAGTGAGTTAGATCTTTCACATTACGTCATAAGACATACGCCTGCTACATCAAGTCCAGTATATGCAGGTGCTTCTATAGTGGCTAATTATATATCAAAAGCAACCAACCAAATATCATTACCTGCTCAAACTGGAACATATATGATCAAAGCTGTTGATGTTTTGGGGATAGCTTCTGAAACATCTACAAAAAAAGCGGTTATTAGAAATCAAATTGCAGATGACTTCAATGCAGTAACTACAACAACGCAATCAACAGGTTTTGCAGGAACAAAGACAGATTGTGAGTTAGTGGAAAGAGACGGTACTAATTTTTTACAAATATTATTGGGTGAGTTATTTGATGATCATACTGGTAATTTTGATAGCGCTTTAGGTAACTTTGATGACGGTGGAGAAGTAGCAAGTAATCTTGACGCCTTTTATGAGTTTAGTACAAATCCAATAGATTTAGGCGCAATTTATAATTCTTATGTAACAACATCAATGACTAGCAGTAGATTCAATGCCAACACTTTATTTGATAGCTTTGAGGGTTTATTTGATAGTCAAGAGGGTAATTTTGACGGTAGCTATACAGAGTTTGATGATGTAGACGCAAAAATCCAAATATCAACCTCTAATGACAATTCTACTTATACTGATTATCAAGATTATGTGCTTGGTAATTATAAAGCTAGATATATTAAACTAAGAGTAAAAATGACAACAACGAATTTATCATCAACACCTGCAATATCAGCTTTGTCAGCAAGTATAGATATGCCAGATAGAACGGTAGCACAAGATAATATATCTGCTACTACAAGCGGAAAGACTGTTACATTTAGTCCTGCATTTAAAGAGCTTCAAGGATTGGGTGTAGAAATAGATGACTTAGACCAAAATCAACATTATGTGATATCAAGCAAATCAGCAACAGGGTTTACCATAAACTTTTATCAAGGCACAGGCACAGGTAGTCCTGTAGCGAAAGATTTTAGTTATGTTGCTAAAGGTTACGGATATCTTGAGTCCAGTTGATAATACTGGTATTGTAAACATTATTTAGGAGTTAAAAATGAGCCAAAACGATTTTACCATAGCAAATCAGACCTTTCCAAATACAAGGGCAGACATTAACTCTGCTCTACAAGCATTGGCAAGTACAAGTTCTGGAACATCAGCACCAAGCACAACCTTTGCAAATCAGCTTTGGTATGATACTTCTGCTAATATTTTATATATTCGTAATGAGGATAATGACGCAAATATACCAATAGCAGAGTTAGATCAAAGCAACGATACCGTTGAATACTTTAAGTCAGATTCCATACGAACAGCATTGATAGAGTTTACAGACGGAGATGACGCTTTGACTATTGCAGACGGTGGTGCTTTGACTACAGCAGGTAACTTGTCTATTGGTGGATCTAATAATGAATTAAGATTTTATGAAGGCGCAAATTATGTTGGTTTTGAAGCACCTGCATTGTCAGCAGATAAAATATGGGTTTTGCCAAACGCAGACGGATCAGCTAATCAAGCGTTAGTAACAGACGGCTCTGGAAATTTATCTTTTGCTACTGCAGGGGATAGTCATAGAATTAATGCCGAGCCAATTATTGTTAATGGCAATATGAGAGTTAATCAAAGAGGAACAGTTACAGGAATTACAAGTCCGGGCAATTACACTTTAGACAGAATGAGAGCAGACATTAGAGGTGGATTTGGTGTACAAGTTGCTCAAAGCACAGATGTTCCGTCTGGATATGGTTTTAGTAAGTCTTTAAAATTAGATGTAACAACAGCAGACGGAAGTCCAGACGCAAATGGATTGCTTATAATGGCGCACTTTTTAGAAGGTCAAGATATTCAAATGTTAAAGTATGGAACATCATCTGCTGAAACAGTTACTTTAGCATTCTGGGTAAAATCAAATAAAACAGGTACATTCCAAGTTAATTTAAGAATGGAAGAAGATTATCATATTGGACAATTAGTAACAATATCAAGTGGGAGTACATGGGAAAAGAAAGTAATAACTTTTGCAGGTAACACTTCTAATGCTATAGATAACGATAATACAGAAGGAATGAGAATACAGTTCTTTTTTGACGCAGGTAGCGATAGCGAGGGTGGTGGAGTGCCGTCATCTTGGGCGAGTGTTACAGAAAACAAAAGTTATAATGGAACTTTAAATTTAGGTGATAACACAGCAAATGGAAGTTGGTAGCTTTACAAGTTCAACAGTACCAGATTTTTTGCATGAATCTTATGGAGATACACTAGCAAGATGTCAAAGATACTTGCAAATATACGAACAACCCCCTTTATTTGGAGTGGCTAATGCAAACAATACTATAGCTAGAGCAAAATTCGGTTTAATTGCGCCAATGAGAACAGGCCCTACTGCAACACAAAGTGGTACTTTCTCTTGGTTTTATTCCAATAGTCATCAACCAACAAGCACAGCATTTTCTGCGACTTATACTGATACGCAAACTTTTGAGGCAGATGTAACTGTATCTGGAACAGGTATGACAGCAACGCACCCATGCGGAGTTTTTCAATCTGGTAGTGCAACATTAATATTAAATGCAGATTTTTAGGAGATAGATATGAAAGTAGTAACATCAGCACAATATCAAACAGGAATGATTGGTAGTGGTAATGTAAGTATTAAAGCTACTATTAATGGTGTTGAATGTTATGTGCCTATTGATAACAAAAATACAGATTATCAAGCTATACTTGCTTGGGTGGCAAATGGTAACACTATTGCAGAAGCAGATTAGGAGAAATTAAATGGCAGGGCTATCAGTACATACCGCAGAAACCGCATACGCAGTAACCCAAGCTGAAATCAAGGCTTGGAATAAAATAGATTCATCTGATGATGATACTGTAGTGGCATTGATAGAAAGAGCGGTACATAACTGGGCAAGAGAATATACCAGTCGCTCATTGACTGCTGTTACTTATACCTTAAATATTGACGCCATTTATGACACAGATATACCAATACAGGAAGGCACTTATATTGGCATTGATCAAGATATTAACCGTAGAAGTATACTTTTACCTAAAAGTCCAGTCTCAAGCGTTACTCACATCAAATATTATGATGATTCAGATAGTGCGACTACCTACGCTACCTCTAATTATTACGTTGATACCGTATCTGTACCTGCAAGAATAGTCTTGCGTAATGGATCTTCGTGGCCCACAGGGTTACGAGTAGCCAATGCTCTTGAAATTAGATATATTGCAGGGTATGGCGCTACGACAGCAGTACCATATGACATCAAATCAGCTTGTTTAGAGTATTCTGCATATCTGTTTGAGCATAGAGGGGATCTTCTCAATGGCAGTCGTGTATTAGCGCCCACAAGCGCCACACAGCTTCTTGATCCATACAGAATAAAAAGTTTATCTACGCACCCATACAGAGGACACGCTCACTATGGAGGAATGTTTGGCTAATGATAGGAGAAATGAGGAATAAGATTGTTCTTCAACCTTTGTCGCCAACAACAGACGCAGGTGGTGGTCAAGCAGTTAGCTTCTCTGGTAGTAATATAACCGTATGGGCAAAAGTTGAGAATACAGGCGGTCAAGAGGGTGTTTTTGGCGATCAAATAAGAGCCACAAGCAATTACAAATTTACAATAAGATATATTTCTGCGATCACAGCAAAGTATCGTATCAGCTATAACTCAAAACTATTTAACATTGAGAATATACGCAGTATCTATGAGGGCAAAGAGCGCTATCAAGAGATCTCTGCAAAAGAAGGAGTAGCTACATAATGGCGATCAAAGTAACCGTAAAACATAAAATGTCAAAAAAAACTCAACAGGCTATGAATATATATAATAAAAACACTATGAGACATATAAACAGAATTGCCAATGAATTTAAAAATCTAATTCAACGTAGTATGGTTGACACTCCCAAATTGGGAACAGTACGAGATGACGGTCATATATCATCAATCGCACCAAATCCCCCTGCTGTAGATACAGGTACTTTATCAAATAGCATACAAAGAAAACCTGCAACGCCAAATAGATTGACAGCAGAAGTCTTTACCAATGTTGATTATGGCGCTAGATTGGAACTGGTATTTGAAAGAATATTTATGGGTAAAGGCGCACCTGCTAGAAAAAATTTAAAGGCATACGCTGAAAAAATAGGGAAAGATATGAAGATAGGAAAAGCGAGGTTACAATAATGGGTTATCATTCTTTTGATCTGCAATCCATAATCTATAGCACCTTAAATGGTGATTCTACCCTTGACGGAATAGTAGGTAATAATAAGATATTTGATAACGTGCCACAGGACACGTCATATCCGTATGTTATTATTAGCAATGAAACCGCAACAAATACTGGAACAAAATCATTAGACGGAAATGAGTACAGTATTGACTTAGAAGTTTACTCGCAATACAGAGGTAAAAAAGAAATCAAAGAAATAATGGAAAGAATATACAACCTTTTTCACGATCAAAATTTTACAGTTAGTGGTGCAGATATGGTTGTTAGTCAAGTTCGTAACGTAATCACGCTTGTTGAAAGTGATGGAATTACTAGACACGGTGTGATATCTTTGAGTGTGATTGTGTACGATAGTTAAATTTATTAATTAACGGAGATATAAAATGGCAGTACAGAAAGGGGCAGACTTATTAGTAAAAATAGGTAATGCAGGTAGTCCAGAATCATTTACAACGGTAGCAGGACTTCGTGATACATCTATTACTATGAATGCAGAAACAATAGACGTAACAAACAAAGATTCATCAAAAGTAAGAACATTATTAGCAAATGCAGGGATTCAAAGTTTTAGTATGAGTGGGTCTGGAGTATTTACAGATTCATCAAGTGAAGCTAGTGTGAGGACAGCTTTCGCGGCAACCACATTCAGCAATTTTCAATTACTCGTTCCAGATTTCGCAACCTTTACTGGTGCGTTCCAAGTAACAAGTATTGAATATGCAGGATCATATAATGGTGAAGTATCATACTCAATGTCTTTTGAGTCAGCAGGTACTATTACATTTGCTACAGTTTAATTAAGGAGGATCTATGGCTTGGGAATTATTACCTATTGAAATAGGGTCTAAAAAATTAGACGGAAATGTAAATATAGGCGAAGGTATTATAGATATTGAGATACCATATTTTAAGTCTTTTAAACATACAGACGTAGTTAAAATTGATAAAAAGTCATACACAATCACAGGTGCTACGAATGTTGGTGATAGAGATGAATATATTCATATAGAAATTAATACGGAGAATAACAATGGGCATAAACAAGATAAAAAGGGAAACGACAGTACAGTTTGATGATCAAGAGTATAAGGCTAGAATGAGCCTTGATACGATCATTAGAGTAGAAGATACTCTTGGTATGGGTATTATGAAAATAGGTCAAAAGTTAAGTGAAGCAGACCTATCAATGTCGCAAATAATAGCTATTATCACCCTTGCTATACGAGGTGGTGGCAATCAAGTTAAAGAAAAAGATGTGAAATTATTGGTTGCAGAAATTGGGTTGGTGGAAGCAATCAAAATGTGTGGTGAGCTTGTAACACTCGCATTGAGTGTTGACGAAGACACAGAGGAAAAAAAAAGCGAACAGGACTAGATCCAAACGCTGTTTTGCCATTCCAAAGGTGGTATGAGGTATGCGTTGGAATGATACACATAAGCCCAAACGAGTTTTGGGATATGAGTATAAATGAGATAACTCTTGCAATAAATGGATTTAGCGAGTTCAATGGTGGAAATACAAAGAAACCAATGACTAGAGATAGATTAGATGAACTAATGGAGTTATACCCAGATACCTAATGGCAACAGAATTAGATAAACTGATAGTTAAGATAGAAGCAGATCTCTCCGATCTGAAAAAAGGTCTATCGTCTGCGCAAAAACAAACGCAAAAATCATCAAACGGAATTAAAAAACAGCTACAAGGAATGGGTACGTCATTTGCCAATTTAGGTGGGCGTGTATTAAAGT